GGCTTAGATGTTTACGAGCGCAGCGGTAATGAGGTACACGTAGCAAACGTACACCCAGCGCACGACTTAATTAAGATTAAGCCTAACGCTTACCAAACAGCTTTTGAGTTCTGGGAGACTATCACAGCATCAGCTCTAATCTATGGTATGGGGTACGCTGTTATCGAGAGAGACGAGCGAGGCTATGCTATAGCCCTTCACCCTGTTCACGCTTCAGACGTAGATCTAAGAGAAGTAAAGGGAGAGAGAGTTTACATAGTAGAGGACTTCGGAGCAGTACGGCCAGAGAACATGCTAGAGATAGCAAACTTGCAGCGCACTAGCCCGATACGATTGCATAGAGATAACCTGGGGCTAGCTAAAAGCGCTCAAGATTTTGGAGCCGAATACTTCGGCCAATCGGGTCAGATGACAGGAGTACTTACTTCTGATCAGCCACTAAAGAAAGAGCAAATGGATCTTATACAAGGTTCATGGAATCACGGAGCAGCACAAGCTGGAACTAAGCTTATGCCGTTCGGTTTTAAATATCAAAGAATTTCTATCTCTCCAGATGAGGCTCAGTTCATAGAAACTCGCAAATTCCAAGCGGAGGAGATATGCAGAATCTACAATGTACCGCCATTTTTGGTCCAGATCCCATCCCAAACCACTTACAGCAATACAGAGCAGCAAAACTTAATGTATGCACGCCATACAGTAGTTCCTTGGACGCAAAGAATAGAGCAAGAAATTGACAGAAAGTTAATCCCAGCTTTCCAGCGTCCAGAGATATATACAAAATTTAGGCTTGAGGATCTTCAAAGAGGAGATAGTACAGCCAGGGCTAACTACTTCACACAGCTCTTACAGCATGGAGTTCTTAGCATAAACGAGGTGAGACAAGACCTAGAATTAAACCCAGTTGATGGGGGAGATATTCACCTATGCCAGGTCAATCAAATCTCACTTGATAAAGTGGAGGAGTACTCTGCTTCTATTTCAAAAACGACGACTAATGAATGACGAATCAAGAAACGAGCTACTAACGGCGGCTCACTATTCTAAACATGACAGCACTCTAGAAACTAGAGAAGAGAACGGCGAGCGCATAATAGAAGGCTATGCTGCTAAGTACGAAACTGAGACTAATATAGGCCCATTTATGGAGTCTATAGCTCGGGGCGCTTTTGATAACGTGCTAGAGAATGACGTAAGAGCGCTCATTAATCACGACCCTAGTTTAGTACTAGGACGTACTAGCGCTGGAACTTTAGAGCTGACAAGTGACGATGTAGGATTGAAGTACAGAGTAAAACTAGGAAATCAACAATATGCGACAGACTTATATGAATCTATTCAAAGGGGTGATATCTCTCAGAGTTCGTTTGCGTTTACGATTAAAGAGCAAACCTGGAGCGAGGACAGGAGCGCAAGGAAGGTTGAGGAGGTGGCTCAATTACTGGACGTTTCGCCCGTCACTTATCCAGCGTATAAAGAGGCGACTGTGGTAGCTAGAGAAGAGGAGGAGCCACAAAAAGAAATTAGAACAGCTGAAGTAAAAAGCAGCGACGATAATAAATGTGAAACAGTTAAAAAACTAAAATCAAAAAAAGTGAATTTAAATGAAATGAAGACTCTCCGTACCAAAAACTACGAGGAGCATGTATCTCTTATCGAGAATACAGAAAAAGAGGGGCGAGAGCTCACAAACGAAGAGGAAGCGAGAGCTGACTATTTAGAAGGTGAGGTAACTCGCTTAGATAACAAAATTAAGCGCCGTGCAGCCCATGAGGAAATGATAGCACGCCAGGCTAACTTTGCTGGTACTTCAGTAAGTGAGGCTAAAGATATGGACCGTACAAACCGTAACTTCTCTTTATCTCGCGCAGTAGAGGCTGTATCTCATGGACGAGGCTTAGAGGGAGCAGAAGCAGAGTGGGCTCAGGAGGCACGCAATGAAATGCAAGCTAGAGGCTTACAGATGACAGGACAAATCGGAATCCCCGAAGCAGCATTGCGTGCTGGAGCAGCTGATAACTTCCAAGCGGGAAGCGGTGACGGCTCTGGATATGTTCCTACTAATGTTCCTGGAGTAATAGAGGCTCTAAGAGCTCCTACTATGATTGAGACACTCGGAGCTACAACAATACATGGAGCTACAGGAAATCTTAAGTTCCCAAGAGTAAGTACAAAAGCTATAGCTACAGAAGAGACTGAGGTAAGCGCAGATGCTAATTCTACATTAGCGTTGGATGAGCTAGAGCTTTCTCCTACACGTGTAGCAAATAAGACTCTATTCTCTAAGCAGCTTATTCTTCAGGGAGGGAACCAGGTGGATCAGCTCATAGCTAGAGAGCTTCAGGCTGGAATTAACGAGACTATAGATAAAGCAGCTTTCGCTAAAGCAGCAGCAGCAACACAAACAGCTGGAGCTGGATTAGCTCTTACAGCCGCAAAGTTATTCGAATTAGAGAAAGCAGTCCTAGCAGCTGGAGGTAACTTCAATGACTGTAAGTGGGCTATGAGTCCAACAGGGTGGAAAGTATCTAGAGACTTAGCTACTGTAGCTTCTATTGACGCTTTTTGGAAAGGACAAAGTTTTGACGGCTTCCCAGCTGTAGCGACTCCCAACCTAGTAGATGGAACAGCAAGCGCTGGAGATATTATTTTCGGAGATTGGGCTAAGGGTTTAGTTCTAGCTTACTTCGGAGGTTTAGATCTCTTAGTTGATCCTTACTCTAACGCGGGTACAGCTCAGATAGCTCTTCACTTGAATAAGTTTTACGATGTAGATGTACGTCAAGCTGGAGCTTTCGCTTCTATTACTAACGTAATCTAAGATATACTAATATGAAAATGGGGGCGGGCCACTCGCTCGCCCTCTTTTTTTCTTAATACTTCTCTAATGAATTTTACATACGCAGCACAACCGACAGGAACAGATATTGTATCTCTAACAGATATGAAAGAATGGCTACGTGTGGATCACTCAGATGAGGACACAACTATAACAGCGATTATTGACGCTGCAGCACAATCAATACAAGACTATACAGGCCGTCACTTTGTGGCAACTACCTGGACTATGTCTATAAAAACTTTTTATAATATCGAGGCTCCGTACTCAGCGAGTACTGTAACAAGCGTAAAATATTATAAGCCAAACGAAATAGCTCTAACTACTCTATCCACTGATAAATATTACGTAGGTACTCAGCTAGGTATCTTAAGAGTAAACTTTCTAGATACTCCTTCAGTAGAGGAGGATAGATTTGGAGGAGTAGAGATAGCCGGAACGGTAACGAATCAAATCAACCCTCCATTAACTCACGCCATTAAGATGCTCTCAGCTCATTTCTACGAGAATAGACGAGCTGTTGTGGTGGGTACGCTTTCAGCTGTAGAGATCCCTCTAGGAGTAAAAGCAATTATCAACCCTTATAGACTCATTAACTTAAAATGAATATAGGGGCACTAGATAGAAGGGTAACACTACAGCAACCTACGTCAACCGTAAACGACTACGGAGAGCGCACGGTATCCTGGGGTACTTATGCTACGGTATGGGCTGCTATAGAGCGCAAGCCCTCAGCTTCAGAGCGCAACTCAGGAGAGCAAGTAGTGAGCTTTCAATCGGTCACGTTTATGATTCGCAATAGCTCTCAAGTAGAGCTGCTTTCACCTTCGTACAGGATAAGCTATGACTCAAAGATATATGAGATACTAGGAGTCCAGGAAGTAGGGCGCAGTGAGCAGCTCAGAGTAATAACTGAACTACTTGTGAACTGATGGCTCGTAACTCATATTATTATCAGTACAGAGATAGAGTACACTCTAAAAAAGGGCTATATGTTAGCGTTGAGGGTTTAGATAAACTATATAAAAAGATAGACGAGCTTTCGAAGTGGAGTATAAAAGACACTAAAAAATTAACAGCTATCAATAGGAGAGTAGGTAAAGTCTATGCCAATGCTTTAAAAACAAACATAAAGGATTCTAAATTTGAAGGTAACTCTTTTCAAGTAACTCACACAGATAAGCTAGGGAATAAATCACGCTCTAAAGTTTATAAAGGACAGCTCCGTAAATCTTCTGGAGTATGGAAACCAAGCAAAGACAGTAATAGAGTTTTATCGGGGCCAAGGACTAGGAGCATAGGTAGGAGGGGTAAAACTCCTTTAAGCGCAGACGGCTGGTTTGCTCATATCGTAGAAAAGGGAGATTTCGGGAAGCGGTTCGGAGGTAAGCATAGTACACAGAACACAGGAGTATTCGAGCGCACTAAAAAAGCTACCCAAAATAGAAGTAAAAAACTACACGAGATTCTACTACGCAGAGAATTTGCTAATTATGCTAGAGGGCTATGAAGGTAGGTAAAGCGATATATAACATACTGTCTCAATCTACAGACGTACAAAGTAACTTCCCGTTTAATACTACGGACTACTCACCGACAGGAACGGAGCTTGTAACGAACGGAGATTTTAGTGCTGGGGTAGAACAGCTCACTCAGCCGATAGATTTAACAACTGACTTTACTGCTAATGCGGATGCTACGATTGATGATTCAAATTCATTTACAACAACAGGCAATAGCTTGGATGGACTTAGGTCAAGTTATGGGGTACTGACAGTTGGAAAATCTTACAAATTAGTTATAGAAGGAAGCACAACCTCTTCAGGGTTCACAATAGGAGATTTAATTGGCGAAGGGACTGAGTATTGCACGGGGTTCGGAACTCATTACTTTGTTGCTGTTGATTCAGGAGGTGGAAGCACGGGAGGTATGTGGGTACGCCAACAAACTGCGGGTACTACGGACTTAACAACCTTCACGATTGAAGAACTCGGAGGGGATTGGACTGTTCAAGAAGGCTGGAGTATCGGAGAAGATAAAGCAATATGTGACGGCTCAACAAATAACTATGTAAGGCAAGTACTATCATTACCAGTGGGTAATTTAAAAGTAACTTTTGAGGTAGATTCTTATACTTCGGGAACGCTTAATTTATGGGCGAATTTACCTGCATTTACAACTATAATCCAAGCGACTTCTGCGAATACGTATGAAGCATACATAACAACTACTTCAGGAGCTAACAATCTTTATTTTTACTCGGTTGCTTTTGTCGGTTCATTCACTAATGTAACAGTAGAGGAGATGGTCTTAAATAAGATATTCCCTGAGCTCGCCCCTCCAGATATAGACGCCCCATACGTAGTGTACTCTGTAGTCAGCAACTCACCTAGTGAGACAAAGAATACCAATGGAGATATAGACACAGCGAATATAGAAGTGTACGGCTTCCAGGATACATATAACAAAGCAGTTGATTTAGGGGTGAGTGTAAGAGCTGCTTTAGATAGAAAGACAGGAACATACAACACTATAGAGATACAGAGCACTAATTACGTTAATGAACAAATGGATGTTAATGAAGCTCGTAAGCTTTGGGCTGCTATCCAGGACTACTCAATAAGAATAAAAAATATATAAATGGAAGACCTAATAATTAACCACTGGCAAAGCATACTATTTGCCTTATTAATAGCAGCGAGAGCTATCTTCTCTCTCGTACCGTCAGACAGCCAGGCGGTTAAAATATTTGGCTGGATAGATATTATTATAACTGCTCTTGTCGGAGGTGACAGGCGCAAAAAGAAAAACAAAAAAACTAAATAAAATGGCTGAAACAACAGGAATAATTAACGGCTCTAATCTTAAGATTACACTAGCAGCTGAGGGAGGTACTTTAGTAATGGTTGACAATTTAACAGATTGCTCTATCAGTACTAACTTGGATCTTCGTGATACCACTACAAAATCAAATGCGGGATACAA